ACCGCGATCTCGATCGGCGATCGTGAGGACCTCGAGGACGTGATCTATCGCGTCGCGCCCGAGGAGACGCCGTTCGTCTCCAACATCGGCAAGGCCAAAGCGACCGCCATCCTGCACGAATGGCAGACCGAGAGCCTGGCCACGCCCAACGCGTCGAACGCGAACCTGGAAGGCGACGATGTCGCAACGCTCGATGCGCCGAACCTGACCAGCCGCGTCAACAACTACTGCCAGATCTTCCGCAAGACCTTCGGCGTCTCGCGCACCCAGGAGATCGTCGACAAGGCCGGCCGCGCGTCGGAGATCAACCGGCAGAAGGTGCTCAAGGGCATCGAACTGCGTCGCGATATGGAGGCGCGCTTCATTGGTAATTTCGCGTCCAACTCCCAATCGGGCTCGACGCCCAGAGGGTCGGGCGGCGCGCTCGCCTGGCTCGCCTCGAACACCTCGGTGGGCGCCTCGGGCACCAACGGCGGCTGGGCCTCGGGCGAGGTGTCGGCCGCCACCAACGGCACGCAGCGCACCTTTACCGAGGCGCTGGTCAAGTCGGTGCTGTCCGCCGCCTTCTCCAACGGCGCGCGGCCCAAGCAGGCCTACATGGGCCCGACCCAGAAGCAGGAGTTCTCCGGCTTCACCGGCATCGCCGAGATCCGCGCCGACGCGACCGGGAACAAGATGGCGACCATCTACGGCGCCGCCGACGTCTACGTGTCGGACTTCGGGAACCTGACGCTGATCCCGCACCCGTACGGGCTGACCCGCGACGTGCTCCTGGCCGACCCGGAGTATTTCGCCGTGGGCGTGCTCGACGGGACCAAGTCCAAGCAGCTCTCCGACACGGGCGACTCGACCAAGTTCATCATGACCAACGAGTCCACGCTCGTCTGTCGCAACGAAAAGGCGCACGCCGTCATCCGCGACCTGCAGTAAGGGGCGATCGCGCCGAAGCGGGGCGGGTGGAAACATCCGCCCCAGATTTCCTTCCAACCGGGGGCTTGAACGGCCCAGATGTTCCTGATATGTTCCGGCCAAGGTGGATCGCCGATCCACCGGGGTCGTGGGCGTATCGCCATGCCGGAAAGAAACGCCATGACCTATGATCCGACCGCAGGTTCGGACCCGTTCGACGACGGCGTGACGCCGGCGCCGGAGTCCGCGTTCGACATTTTCCCGGACGCCCATCCGAGGCCGCTCACGACGGCTCAGCTGCTCGCCAACGCGCCGCGCGTGACGCCGGGGACGGCGTTCCAGTTTCAAGGGCCGCCGCCTGATGCGCCAAGGATTGGCGACCCGTCCTCGCTGACCCCGCTCCCAAGCGCCTCACCGGATGGAAGCAACGCGTTCGGTTGGAGACGAACCATCACGCCCGGCGGCGACACGGTGCTCCAGCCGCCGCCGAGCACTCCGTCCGACGCAGACCTGATCCTCGCTGCTCACCGAGGGAAGCGGCAGATGGACGTGAAGCCTGCCGGGCTGGACGATGACACGTGGCGCGCCCGCGGCTTGTTTGCCGAAGTGGGCAACCTCTACCCTCAACTCGTCGACCCTACCCATGTGCAATTCGACCCGAACAATTGGGACCCGGCATCGTCGCTAGATCTCATGAACGCCCGCTCGGCGATGGCCGAGATCATGCGCCGCAATCCTGACGTCAAACACAAGGACGGCAGCGGGCTGCGCGATCCGTTCAGCCAGGTGAACTGGGTCATGTCCAAAGCCGGCGCGTCCGGAGACGACGGTCTCCCTCCAGGCGTAAGGGCCTTCAACATTCGCAACGCCGAAACGAAGGGCGACACGCCGCCCGACAGGATCGTCGCCCTCGGCAACAGGCGATTCTACCGGAGCTACGGTCCGTTCGTCAGCAATGGCGGCGGCGACGCGGGCAAGGGATCTAGAATCTACATCGATCTCTACCGCACCTCGGATTCTCCTGTCGGAGTCCAGGCCCGCCCATGATCGGTCTTAGCGCCACCCTATTCGTCCTGATCTCGTCCGATGGCGCCCAACCCCTGGCGCAAGCCCCGCCGGACGCGCTCATTGCGCGATTGGCGCGCGAGGATGAAAGCCTGGGTTCCGTGGAGGCCCTCGCTGCCATTCGGGCTCGTGGCTGCTCCGTGGTTCCCGACCTTGCCCGAACGCTTCACGTCACTCGCACCGAAACGCTGTACCAGTACGAGCAGAAGGACCACCCGGACGATATGAGGCTCGTCTGGACGATTGCAGCGCTGCGTTATGTGACTGGCCGCGATTTTACCGCGCCGATGGATCGCTTGCCGACGGGAGTGAACCGGCGCCTGTGGCTGACCGTGTTCCTTAAGCCGGGGCAGAGCCGGTTCTTCGGGTCCTGGATGTCTCGCCTGAGCGTCCATTTCGCGACACCGGCTGTCCAGGCCGCGATTATCCGAAAGTGGCGCACGGAGGGCCTTCATGCCTGTCTCGCCAACAAGCTGTGGCGGCCTACCGATTCCGACTTCTGGTTCTTCGGGACCACCCCCGAAGGCGTGAGACGTTGGCCAATGAAGTCAGTGCGGGCCTCCGCGGATTACGACGACTCCGACCCGAAGAAATGACCCCTCGGCCGACAGACGCCTAGGCCACTGACAGAGCCGAATCCTGGAGACAACCGAATGACCGATCCCGCTTCGTCCGCGGACGGTGCGCCCTCGCGCACGCCCGACGCCTTTCTTGTGAACTTCAAGGTGGTGCCGCTCGGCGACGGGCGCATTTTCACCGGCGAGTACGACCCGCGGCTCAATCGCTTCACGACCTACAAGAAGGGTCAGACTGGCCGCGCGCAGCGCTCGATCGCCGAGCGGCTGGAGCGTCTGGGCCTGGTGGAGATTGAAAGGTGAGGCCGCTGATCACGACCGCCACGGGTGCTGCGCTCTACTGGCGTCCGGAGGCGGACGGGTCGACCACCGTGATCAGCCGCACGGACGTCGCCCCGATCCTGGAGCGCAACAAGCAGCTCGCGACCGCGAACGACGGCTTCTCGCCCTCGCGCGAGCTGAGGCGGGTGGCCTCGATCCCGTTCGCGCTGATCCACAAATGGCTGGTCGAGGAGGGCTGGAACGCGCTCGATCCGGCCTGCTCGGACCGGCTGAAGGCCAAACTCAACGACCCGGAATGGCGTCACCTGCGGACAGCGCCGGGAGCAGCGTGAATGAGCCTGTCCACCTATGCCGACCTGCTGTCGGCGCTGGCGACCTATGCGATCCGGGGCGACCAGGCGGCGAACTGGCCGAGCGCGGTGGCGCTGGCCGAAGCGATGCTGAACCGCAACCTGAAGCGCCGCGAGATGACCACCGTGGTCTCGGGCTCGATCGGCGGCGCGACCGAACAGCTGCCGGCGGACTTCAACGGCGTGCGCGCGCTGCGACTGACGTCGGGGACGTGCGCCAAGCTCGAGCCGGTCACGATCGACGAAATGGACCTTCTGAAGGCGCGCGCCGACAGGGGCGGCGAGCCGCAGTTCTACGCGGTGACCGGAGGCGCGTTCGAGGTCCATCCGGAACCGAATGGGGCCACGCCCTACCAGCTGCGTTACTACCAGCTGTTGCCGCCCCTCGAGGCGAACGGGTCGAACTGGCTGATGGTGTTGGCGCCCGACGCCTACCTCTACGCCGCGCTCGTCCACTTCGGGATCATGGTCGAGGACCAGCGGCTGGCGCAGTGGGAACAGGCGCTCGAGGAGATCCTTGCGGAGCTGCGCGACAGCGACGTCGCGGCGGCGGCCGGCGACCGCCTGACGCCGGCGACGAACATACGGACCGCTTAACGCGCTCAGACGAGGGCGCGTCCTACTGGCAGTAGTATGAGATCCTGTAGGACACGTAGACGCCAGGCGGGAACGGGCCACAGCCAAGGCATTCTTGGGCGCTGACCTTCGGGGCCTGTTTCGGCGGGCAAGTGATCTGAGCGCTGGTGCAGACGGACGTTCCGTTGGTCATGCGGGTGGCGCTGAAGCCGTCCGGGCATATGCGTTGCATGGGAATCTGCTGAGCCGGCGGGGTCTTTGGGCCGGCGAGCGAGGATTGCGCGACAAGGGCCGCGCCGATGATCGCTCCAACTCCAACCAGGACGATGGACGCTTTCGACAAAGCGTTCATGGCGGTCTCCTCCAACGATCAAGCCGGGCTTGCGGCGAGGAGACACCTGACGTCGCGAACGGTCAAGCTTCAGGCGCGATCAACGCGCGGGCGGTCTAGGAGGAGGGAGTGGTGGCGGCCTGCCAGATGACGAGCGCGGTGGCGCCGGCGGCCATGAGGGCCGCGAGGACCAGAGCGAATTCAGCGGCGGATGCGCCGCCTTCGTCCTTCAGGAATGAGGCGAGCTTTCCCATGGTTCGTCTCCGTCAAAACTATCGCCGCCGCGAGGCGGTGAACTGAATTTACGCACGACAGAGTTGTCCCCCCTGACGAGCTTGTGGGTACTTATACCCATAATTTTCTCACTGTAAAGCGTTCAGCGAACAAGCTCGTCCACGGGTTCCACGCCGCCCCCGGATCAAGTCCAGGGCCGTCGCGGCCCCGAGGATGACGGGTGGAACTTCTGCAAAAAGGGAATCCTACACATGGCCGAATACGGGACGCCGTTCGTCGACTTGTCGGGGCAGGTGACGGCGGGAGGGACGGCGCAGACGTTCGCGCCGGCCGATCCGTCGCGACGGTACCTGAGGATCTGCGCGCCGGCGGCGAACGGCGAGAGCCTGTGGCTCAACGACAAGGGCAAGCCGGCCGCGGTCGGCGGGGCGGCGTCCTTCGAGCTGACGCCCGGGTCGAAATGGGTGTGGTTCCCCACGCCCACGACGGCGGTGAGCGTGGTCTCGGCCACCACCGGTACGCGGTTCGAAGGAGCGGCGGGATGAGGCGGCCCGACAGCATCCTGGCGTTGCTCGCTGCTGCGGCCGTCAGCGCGCTCGCGAGTGCGGCGTGCGCCGGGACGCCGACGACGAACTACGGCTGGACCAAGCCGTCGGTGGGCGCCGATTCCGACACCTGGGGCGCCGAACTCGACACCGATCTCGACGGTATCGACACGATCGTCTTCGGCAAGCTCGACAAGGCGGGCGGGACGATGACGGGCGCGCTGGCGCTCGCGCCCGGGACGACGTCGCTCGCGCCGCTCAGGCTCCAGACGGGCAGCCTTTTGACCACGCCGTCCGCCGGCGCCTTCGAATGGGACGGCGCCAACGCCTACGTAACCGACGCGACGGCCGCGCGGCACAAGCTGGTTTACGGCGACGGCTGGTCCTTCAGCGGACCCGTGGGCTTCAGCGCCTCGGGCGCCGGGGGCGCGGGCCTGAACCTCGGCGTGGGCACAGCGCCCAGCGCGCCCTCGAACGGCGACTGCTGGATGACGACGAGCGCGGTGCAGTGCCAGGTCGGCGGCTCGACGCTGACGCTCGCGTCGACCGCATCCGCGCCGGTGACGAGCTTCGACGGGCGCATGGGCGCGATCACCCTGAGCTCGAGCGACGTGTCCTCCGCCCTCGGCTACACGCCGCTCGATGCAGCCGGATCGGTTGCGGCGACGGGCAAGGAGATGCTGGCGACGACGAGCGCGGGGACCGCGCCCCTGAACCTGCCGTCAGGCGCCGCCGACCCGTCCTCACCGGTGCGCGGCGACGTCTGGAACAACGCCGACGCGCTGAAGTACCGGGGCTCGGGCGCGACCAAGACGATCGCGTTCCTGGACTCCACGATGAGCGGGAACACGACCGGGTCGGCCGCGACCTTGACCACCGGGCGCACCATCTCGACCACCGGCGACGTCGCCTGCACGACCGGCGCCTTCAACGGCTCGGCCAACGTCAGCTGCACGGCCACCCTGGCCTCGTCGGGCGTGACGGCGGGAACCTATGGCGACAACAGTCACATTCCCCAGGTGACCTTCGACGCGAAGGGCCGCGCGACGTCGGCGACCTCTCTGGCCCTTTCCGCGGCATCGACTTCGACGGCCGGCGTCGTGAAGACCGCGGCGGCGTCCGACGTCGCAGCGGGCGCGAGCACGACGCTGGCTGTCACGCCCGCCGCGCTCAGCGGCGTCTTCTTCGAGAGCGGCGAATACTCCGTGAGCGCGGGCGAGGTGCTGGTCGCCCACGGCATGGGGTCGAAAGCGCTTCGGGTGAAGGTGTTCTTGCGCTGCAAGACCGCCGAGCTCGGCTATAGCGTCGGCGACGAGGTCGAGCCGTCCGGCGACTACTCGGCGAGCTTCCGCGGAGTGATGGGCCTGATCGACGGCGCCTCGAACGTGGGGTTCGTCGTCGGCGACGGCTCGCTCGTGCTGCCCAACGCAACGACCGGACACGTCGCTTCGCTCACGCCGGCGGACTGGAAGGTCTTCATCCGCGCGTGGGCCTACTGACGGCGCGAAGTGCGCTCCGAGGCTCGTCCTGATGCAGAGCGGGCGTCTTCGGCAAAGAATGGGAACCACGAAAAACACGAAAAGCACGAACAGATCGGCGCTTCCCGCGCCCTCTATTCGGCTTGATTTTCGAGCGCGCGGGGCGCGCTCATGAAGGTTCGCACATCGCGCCCATCGTTCGTGCTTTTCGTGTTTTTCGTGGTTCAAAATCTAGCGACGCCAGACCGGCGCGCTACGCCTAACATTCAAGAGCGTCCGTGATCAGACGATCTTGAGCACGGTCTCGCCGATGAGGTTCGTGGCGTTGTGCACGACGATCGGCAGCGCGAGGCTGCCGGTCCGTTCGCGGATCCATGCCAGCACGAACCCGATCGCGCCCGTGACGGCGATAACCATCGGGGCGAACTGGAACTGGAAATCCTTGCCGAAACCGATGCCGTGCAGCACGCCAAACGCGACGGAGACGGCGAGCGCGCCGTAGCCGACCTTCGCGCCGAGAAGGTTGATGCGGCCTTCGAACATGCGGTTGAAGATGGCCAGCATCACGCCCCGGTAGGAGAGCTCTTCCGCAAGCCCGGGCATCGAGGCCTCATAGTAGAGGGTTTCCGCCGAGGGCGGCTTCGGGTTGCCGAACAGCGTCGCTTGCAGCGCGGCCCACAGAATGAGGAAGAGGATCGAGACGATGAGCGCGGGGCGAAACGAGCCCGGCGCCTGGCGGAGCGTGAAGCCCATCTCGCCGCGTGAGATCCGCCCGCTCACGGCAAGGATCATCGCCACGATCAAGAGCGCCACGATGTCGAAGAGCTTGCCCGACCAGTTCCACTCGTGGCCGAAGAGCTTGAGCGGCTTATAGATGAAGGGCGCCAGGGTCGTGAAGGAATCGATCAGCGCGACCGCGGCGATGACGGGAAGCCACCCGGCCTTGCGCGGCGCGGCAATCAGCACCGGCAGCGCAAGGACGACAAAGGCCGCGGCCGCGAGCCCCGCGTTGGCAAGCATGATCGGATTCACTGACGACTCCGCAGTTCAGCTCAGCCATGGGTAAGGCATCGGTGAGGAGCCGCCAAGTGAAACGTGAGTAACGTCCAAGACTGCGCGCGATATACTTGCGCAAAGGAGTGTAAAGCCTGGTTCCCCGCCTGCGCGGGGACCTACGCCTTCGGCTTCGGCTTCGGCTTCGCCACCAGCGCGTTGCGGATGTCTTCGAGGAGGGCTTCAGTGCGTGTTGGAGCGGCAGGAGCGGCGGGGGCTTCGGCCTCTTTGCGGCGCAGGCTGTTGATCGCCTTGACCATCAGGAAGATCGCAAACGCGATGATCAGGAACTGCAGGATCGTGTTGATGAAGACGCCGTAGCCGATGGCGACCTCGGCGTGCTTGGTCGCCGGATCGGCGGCCTTGAGCACCCACTTCATCTGGCTGAAATCGAGCCCGCCGGTCGCGAGCCCGATGGGCGGCATGATGATCTGGTCGACCAGGCTCGACACGATCTTGCCGAAGGCGCCGCCGATCACCACGCCGACCGCGAGATCGACGACGTTGCCGCGCGCGATGAATTCCTTGAACTCGTCGAACACCGACATGGGCTGCTTCTCCCTAGCGACCCGTGCAGTGTGGCCCGATTCCTCAGTGAGCAGAGATTCCAAGGGATAACCGCAGAGACCGCGGAGGAGACGCAGAGACGCGCGGAGATCTCAGCTTACCCCGACGTCCGCCTGCGAGCCGGGAGCCTCTGGCGGCTTGCGACCCAAAGCGGAAGCTCAGAAGGTCCGCTATGTGTGAGACGGTCGGCCCGGCGAACGCGACGGTCAGGGCAAAGCGAACGGACATCGGCGGACGACACGGAAACTAGGTGGACGCGGCTAGGTATCCATGGTTAAGCTTATTTCTTGTCCACATTTCAGTTGGCCATGTGGCAACTCATGTTCAAGCCTGGGGGGCCTAGCTTGATGTTAAAATGTAATTCTCTGGAAACAGTGTTACTGCGCATTGTGGCGATTGTGATTGGCGCGGCTGTATTCATGTCAGCAGCTCCCGTGTTCGCGCAATCGAGCACGGGTATGACTATCTGCAATCAGTCTTCCGTCGCGCTCAAAACGGCCATCGGCTATCATTCTCCGGGCGTGGATGATCCTGCTGACCACAGCAGGCTGACGGGGCCTTTCGTGACACGGGGATGGTGGCAGATCGAGCCTGGCGCCTGCCACACGTTTCAAAATCCTTTTAATGCGCGCTACATGTACTGGTTTGGATTTAGCAGTGAGTACCATAATATTTATAAAGGATGGAATTCGACTCAAATAAACGCAGCGAATGCAATGAAAAACCCACTCGCTTGGTGTCTCAATAATTTTGTTTTGACCGATACTGTACTTGGATTTACGTACGAATTGGAAAATACAAAATCGAATGATCCCGCCTTAGACCGTTGCACGGTTAAAATGTCAAATTATTGGGAAGAGTTCAATTTAGTTGATACTTGGATAGATCCAAAAGTCAATTTCACAGGCCAGTAGAAATTCTTATTCATTAGCTAAGATCGCGCCCCCCGCAGCGACGCTCGGGTTCGCTGAATTCTTTTTGCTTACCGTGACGCAGATCGCGCTCTTGATGCGCGGTATGCCAACCGACAATTCTTCCCGCTGTTGTGACAGGTATCAAGGATCGGTTTCGTCGCCTGAATAACTTCCGCTCACCATCCGTTCCGGGCCCTCGGGAGGGCCGTTCCTGGACGGCGCACCCGCCCAATTTGATCGCAGCTGAAGCGCTGATCGAGTTTGCCGGGGCCTTTGCGCCGGGGAGAGTTTCCTCACATGTACCTCGATCTCGAGATCCCACCAGGCGCGTTTGCGCTGGGGACGGCCAGGCAGGCGCGCGGGCGCTGGCGCGACGGCACGCTGGTCAGGAGCCCCGACGGGGCGAACCTGCAGCCGGTGGGCGGCTGGGCTGAGCGGGGCTCGAGCCCGGTTGCGGGACTGGCGCGGGCGATCGTGAGCTGGCGCGACGGGACCGGTACGCGCTGGCTCGGGATCGGCACGCACGAGAAGCTCTACGTGCAGTCGAATTCGGGCGCGCTCTATGACGTGACGCCGGCGGGATTTGTCGCCGGACGGGCGGATGCTGCGAGCGGAGGCGGCTTCGGCGACGGGCCCTATGGGACGGGGGCGTTCGGGACCCCGCGCTCGGACACGGAGAGCATCCTTGCGGCCTCGGTCTGGACGCTCGACACCTTCGGCTCGCGGCTGGTCGGCTGCATGGCCGACGACGGGCGCCTCTACGAATGGGGGCTGAATACCTCCGCGGCCGCGGCGCAGATCGTGGGCAGTCCGACCAACTGCTCGGGCCTCTCGGTCAGCCAGGAGGGGTTCCTCTTCGCCTACCAGGGCGCAACGATCAGCTGGTGCGACCAGGAGAACGAGACGGTCTGGGCGGCCGCGGCCGACAACCAGGCCGGCGACCTGACGCTCAACAGCTATGGCTCGTTTCGCTTCGGCCGCAAGGTTCCGGGCGCGCAGCTGCACTTCACCGAGGTCGACGTGTGGCGCTCGACCTACCAGGGACCGCCGGTGGTCTACGGCTTTACGAAGGTCGGCGACCAGTGTGGGCCGGTCTCGAACGGGGCGGCCACGACCGTCGACAGCCGCTGCGTCTGGATGGGGCTGAAGAGCTTCTGGCTCTACAATGGCGCGGGCGTGGAGGCGTTGCCCTGCGAAGTCGCCGACAAGGTGTTCGCCGACTTCAACCCGACCCAGGCCTCGAAGGTGACCAGCTTCCACCATGCCCAGTTCGGCGAAGTGTGGTGGTTCTATCCGTCCTCCGCCTCGAGCGAGAACGACAGCTACGTGTTCTGGAACTACCGGCTGAACCACTGGTGGTTCGGCAAGCTCGCCAGGACCTGCGCGGTGGGCGCCGGCATCTTCGCCTATCCGGTGATGGTCGATCCGTCTGGCGCGATCTGGGAGCACGAGCGAGGGTGGAGTTACGCGGGCGCGGCGGGGCCGTTTGCGCGGCCATTTGCCCGGTCTGGCCCGACCGAGCTTCCCGGCGTGATGGGGCAGGGCGACCAGCGCATGCTGATCAAGGGCTTCGTGGCCGACGAGAAGGCGCTGGGCGACTGCGCGGACATCAGCGACGCGTCGGCGTTCTGCGATGGGACCAGCGCCGCGAACCTGACGGGCGCGGCGCCCTGCGGCGTGCTTCCCCCAGAGACCGGCGACGTGACGACCTCGGGGTGCGCCGCTACGCTCGCGAACACCGGCGTGATCGCCGGAACCTACGGCGACGCCACGGACGTCCCGCAGATCACCGTCAACGGCAAGGGGCAGGTGACCTCGGCGACCACGGTCGTTGTCAGTGGAGGCTCAGGCCTGGCTTCCGGAACCTCGTTTCCGGGATCGCCGTCGAGCGGCGCTTTGTTCTTCCGCACGGACCGAGGCCTCATCTACTACTACGACGGCGCGCGCTGGCTGACCGTCAACGAGTACACGATCCAGTTCTACAATATGGACGGCCCGTCTCTCCCATACAACGCTGCCGCGACGCTCCGCGCGAAAATGGCACCGTACACTGGCACGTACGACTTCTACATGGAGAAATTGTTCTGGAGCGTCTACGTTTCTGGCTTCAATAACGGCGCTCAAATTACTGGGCATTTACATTCTCCAAGGTGCAAGGTGGCTCAGTATCGACCGTAAGCACGTTCAACAGTAGTGGGCTATCGGGCAGTTCATGGACGGAAAACGTCGTCAGCATTAGCGCATTACTGGGAATTAACTCCGGCAACGGTTACCCCGATCTTGAGGTCACCGTCGCGAAGGTGGGCTCGCCAGGCCCACTCTACGTGGTTATGACCATGGTAGGGCGGCTTGTTGGTTAGAACGGCCAGCGTGGAAGTAAATCGCGACGCACCCAAACCTCGTTAGGCGGGAGATGTTTCCACCGCCTATAGCCGCGCTCACGCATGAAGGACCGATACGCGCGTTCCTTGAAGAGGTTTTCGATGACCAGGACTTTCGGCTGGTAGCGCTCGAAAGACAGGCCGCGAAGAACCTCGAGCTCCCAGCCCTCGACGTCTACATTGAGGACGTCGATCTCGACGACGCCTTGATCCTCAAGGATTGTATCGAGCCTGCGGACCTTGACCTTGATGGTGGATGCGTCGAGGTCTTGTTTAAGGTCTGCGTATTTGGGTTTGATTGAGAGAGCGGAGAAGCTTTCGAAGGTGACTTCGCCGCCGCGATATGCGGTTTGGTGCGAGTTGACGACCTGAAAATCTACGTCGTCCTCATCGCGGTCTGAACAGGCGTAGAGGAGTAGTTCCTGGCCCGCTGCGGCGTGTAGTGGCGCATAGGCCGGGTTGGGGTCGATCAGGATCGCCCGCCAGCCGCGATCGCGAAACAGTGCGCTCATCGAAAGGTAATCCGGCCTGGCTGCGCCGACTTCGACAACGACACCGGTCGGGCGACCGCTGAAGAACCGCTGCCAGATCGCGAGATCAAGGCCACCTTCGGCGTAAGAGCGGAGCGGTTCGACTTGCATGGCGCGACCGTAATCAGTGGCCCTGGGTTTGCAACCCTTGGGAATGCGGGGAAGTGGTCCCGATGCCGCCCGTGGATCGATGCGGCGTTACGGGAGGCGCCCCTGACGCACACGACCGACGACGTCCTTGCGATGATCATAACGGGCGAGGCGCAGCTCTGGCCGTTCGAGCGCTCCGTGTGCGTGACGCAGATCTTCGACGAGCCGCGCGCGCGCACGCTTAACCACTGGCTCTGCGGCGGCGACATGGACGACCTGCTCTCCCACCAGGGTGAAGTCGAGGCGTGGGCGCGGGCGCGGGGCTGCAATCGGCTGTTGATGGGCGGCCGGCGGGGATGGGAGCGGGTGCTCAAGCGCCTAGGGTTTGCGCCTGTCGGGATCGTGCTTGCGAAGGCGATCTAGGCCATCTGGCTTGCGGCCGGGCAAACCCCGGAACTTGAAGCCGAAACCCCAGACGATAACGGCGGCGATGACGATGAGGGCGAGGCCTTCGTTCAGACTCATGGTTGCAACTTACGTACGCAAGGCGAGGTTGCCTAGCTTTAATTCGCACACGGACAAATTGAACGCGTTCACCGAGAAAGGTCGCGCAATGAGCCTCAGCTTCGGCGGCAGCAAGAGCAAGAGCTCGAACTCGACGAGCTATACGCCCAACCCCCTGACCACCTCGCTCTACCAGCCGCTGTTCTCGAGCGCCGAAGGGCAGATCGAGACGCCCTTCACGCGGTACGGCGGCGAGCTCTATCCCGGCCTGAGCGCGGGGCAGCAGCAGGCGCAGGGACTGGCGCAGCAGAACCTGGGCGCCGGGTCCCAGGCGGTAGGGTCCGGGATCGCCGCGGCGCAGGGGCTCGCGGGCTTTCGGGCGCCGCAGCTGACGGCGCCGCAGGTTTCGGGCGCACGGGCGTCGACGGCGGTCCCGATCACGGCGGCGCAGATCGCGCCGGGAAGCGTGCCGGTGGTGACGCCGGGCTCGCTGGCGACGACGGACCTTGCGCCGTACCTGAACCCCTACACGCAGCAGGTGGTCGACGCGACGAACCGGGACATCGACCAGCAGCGGGCGCAGGCGATCAACAACCAGGCCGGCCAGTTCACCCAGGCGGGCGCCTTCGGCGGTTCGCGCGAGGGCGTCGCCGACGCGCTGACCAACAAGGCCTATGGCCAGATCGCGGCGCAGACCGACGCGGGGTTGAACGTTCAGGGATTCACCGGGGCGCAACAGGCGGCGGAGAGCGACCTCGGGCAGAAGCTGCAGGCGCAGCTCGCCAACCAGGGCGCGGCGCAACAGGCGGCGGGGTTGAACGCGCAGCTGGCGCAGGGCGCGGGGCAGTTCAACGCGTCGCAGGCCGATGCGCTGGCGCAGCTCAACGCCGAGCTCGGCGAGCAGTCGGGACTGGCGCAAGCGGGCTACGACTTCGGCGCGCAGCAGGGAAACCTGGCCGGGGCGCTGTCGGCGGCGCAGCTGGGACTGAGCGACGCGGGACTGCTCGGCAGCCTAGGGCAAACCCAGCAAGGGCTGGGGCTCAACGACATCAACACCCTCGACCAGCTGGGGACCCAGGCGCAGCAGACGAGCGCGGCGCAGGACCAGGCGGCCTACCAGCAGTACCTGCTGGGCCTGCAGTACCCCTTCATGCAGGCGCAGGCGTCGCAGGGATTGTTGGGCACGATCCCGACGCTGCAGACGCTGGCGGGCAGCAAGGGAACCGGCAGCCAGTCGAGCAGCGGCTTGGGGCTGTTGTTCAGCGGGGGCAAGTCCTCCTGAGGCGGCCTCTTGCGGGGGGTCTCAAATTCAAAGCGAGGAGACGAGGCATGAGCGACATGGGTTATGCATCTCAGAACGCGAGCGACCCGGGAGCGGCGGCTCCGGCGGTGCGGTTGGGCCTGTTCGGCGCCAGCGCGCCCGGACGTTCGCTGCGGTTCTCCGGGCCGGCGATGAACCCCATCGCGCTCGAGATGCTGCGGCGGGCGGGATACGGCGGCGGGTTCAGCTTGACGCCGCAGGGGTTGCAGCAGGTCGCGCAACAGTGGGGCGGGCAGGCGCGCTCGACGCTTGGCGATACGCTCGAGACCATCGGCAAGTTCGTAGGAGCGCTGTCATGAGAGGGATACGCATGCCCACGGGCGGAATGCCCAAGATCGGCGCGATGATGCGCCTGCCGCTGGCGCGCACGCCGCACGAGGCGATGCGGCTGCCGAGCGGGACGCATTTCCGCACGCCCGGCGGGCGGATCAAACTCCGGCCGTAGCGGTAGTCCCGGAAGGGCGCCGCCGTCGCTTTTTTGAACCACGAAGACCACGAAGGCCACGAAGAGGGCAGCGCTTCCGGCGTGACCTTGCCGAGGGTCGCCGAGATCGATCGCGCACCTTCGGCGCGCCAAAAACTCAAGACCGCGCAGGAGCGTTGGCCTCATTCCTTCGTGGCCTTCGTGGTCTTCGTGGTTGATCCTTTTTCCTGGAGCAACGCGATGGGTGCGGAGCCTTACGCGGCGATATTTGCGCGGTTGGGGGAGATCCAGACCGAGTTGAAGTCGCTGTCGGAGCGGGTGGGGCACGAGAGTGTCGATGAGGTCGGCGTCGTGCGCGGCACCGGGCTGACCGGGCGGATGATCCGCGCGGAGCACCGGCTCGAAGGACTCGATGCGATCAAGAACAAGGCGCTGGGCGGGTTCGCGGCGCTGGCGCTGGTCTCGGCGCTGCTGCTGATCGGGCTGAAGGCCTGGGTGCAATCGATCCTCGGCGCAAGCCGACACTGAAATCTGGCCAACACTGAAATCTGGCCAACACTGAAATCCGGAGAAGAGATGATCGGGAAATTTTCGACCCAGGCGACGATCGCGTTCGTCCTGGTGGCCGCGGGCGTCGGCGCGTTCGCGGCGCTGCTGTTCGTGCCCGTGCCCGCCGCCAATGCTCACCAGTTCGAGCTGGCGCTCGGCAACCTCGAGGGCGCGTTCGTGACGGCGGTCGCGTTCTACCGGGGCCGGCCTGGCCGGCGGCGCGGTCTCGGCCTTCGTGGCAGGGGCCAGCGGCAATCTGGAGACCGAGGTCTTGAACATCCTGTCGGGCCTGACCGGCGG